GTGCCAAAATACTGTAGAAATTCGCGCCCAGTCATTCTTCTGTTGCTTGGAGGTTTTGGTTCGACCATTATGCTGTAAGTAGGCATCTGTCCCCAAGCATAGGGGATGGGAGATTCTTTTTGCTCCTGAGTACCATAAACAGATGCGTGGTTCAGACCAAAGAAATTAATCGAAAGATCTTTCATGGGGTCTGCCATGTGGTAGACAGCGCCGTCTTTTATTAGGCTCTCTGGATTCAACCACCACTGAAGGAGCGACGACGCCAATGTATCTTTACCCGACCCTTTGCGACCGGCGATACCGAGCAAAATCATCTCAACCCCTCCAAAATTTTCTTGAGTTCCTGCGTGGTCAAATCAGCAGGATCCCTACCTTGACCAGCATGGGCTATAACGACTCGAAAACAACGAGAAAGCTGACCCACGATCTTCATTGCTGCCGATCTTCCCGCTTCATCGTCGTCGAGAAAGACAACTACTCGCCCGGCGCCCGACGCTTCAAGAAGCACTTGCTGGGGATCCGTCAAAGAAACGCCGAGAAGCGCCGCCGCATTGTGATAACCAGCTTCCCACAGCCTCCAGACGTCCGCAGGCCCCTCAACGAGGATAATTGTTCCAATCCTTCGTGCTTCTCGAAACGCCGCAGCCATATTATAAAGGACCCTAGCCCTAGAAAATCGCGAGTGCAACCATTTTGGAGTTTGGTTTGTGGTTGCTCGGGCAGAGAATCCGACGGCCATTAAACCGGTGTGATCATAAACAGGAACGACTGCTCGACCCGCAAATGGTCCTGTCTGCGTATCTCCAACGTCAAAACGATCTAGGACTTCCGCAGAAAACCCTCTATTAATGAAAAACTGGGACGGGACTCTCATTCTCCCACGAACAACCTGGCGGGACCATTTCCCTTCCACCTCTTCCTCGACAGTCAAGCGGCGTGTTGTCGTAACAAATTCTCGACGAGATTCGTCGACAACCATGTCCGGACCATCTCCTTTGATCCCAAGAATGCGGCGGATAAAATTGCCTGTCTCAGTAAGGTTGGCTACCCTGTCTCCTTGAGCATTCCAGTTCTTGGTTTGTCGAGACAGAATTCCTCTCACCAGACCGAAGGTATCATCACGAAAGATCTTATGGCAACTACGCGTGTGGCACTGCCAGTACCCGAAAGCAGCATTCGTGTAAGCTCGGCAGCCGGTGGTGTTATCTCCACCATGAACAGGGCAGGGCATGACGAGGGCGTTGTCAGATTTCAAATAATCAATACCAAAAGCAGCAAGGACTTGCTCTAGGTGCTGTGTCGCGATGGAAGACATGGAGCGGAGATTTTCAAAATTGTGGGGCCTTATCTGCTCCTCCACTGTCGACGGGGGGCCTTCCCGAGCGCGTTCTGAGGAACCCGTTCCTGGTCGGGCCTTCTCGGATTCGCCCGAACTCGTACTGCCCCTGGACATTGATGTAGTCTCCACTATCCACCCCCTTTCCGTGCCTAGTTACAACTGGTATAAGCTTGAGGTTATAGCGAACGCCGTCTGGACCCGAGCCTTCTTCAGCCATTTCTTCTTGAGATTTCCACTTGTAAATGGAGAAATTGGAGCATAACCAGATAATTCGGTCGGACCCAGACGCCGTACTGGTGTCTTCGGCATTAATACCGTCTCGGTTGAGTTGTACAAATGCCAATACTGGGATTTGGTACTTGACCGCAAAGTTATGTAGGTTTGTCATAAGGAAGCCAAGGGCCTGAAATTCGCTCACGTTCTTAGTAATTGACCTATCATCCATCAATTTAACGTAGTCGAAGACAACCAGGCACGGATTAGATTGCCCTGATTGATCAAATCCGACCTGTCGATACAACCATCGCCTCATGATTCCCACTGTTTCCTCGAATGGCTGGCCGGCTATCGAGGCGTAGTGGTAAGGCATCTTTTTTATTGCCTCTTTAGCCTCGTAGACTCGCCTTGACTCCTCGGGGTCAGCCGCAAATTTTCCAGACTTTATTCGATCAACCGTCACATTGGATAGGTTGGCGATCATGCGGTGCCAATGCTCTTTGGCAGACATTTCGGTATCAAGGTTTAGAACTGGAATGCCCAATTTGCCTGCGACATGGAGGGCGATATTGTCGGCAAGTTGGGTCTTTCCCACTTTTGGCCGAGCGCCGATGACGTTCACCGTACCGCGTTGAAATCCTCCTCCAATCGCCTGATCATAGGTGTCTAGTCCCGAACTAACGCCCATCATGTCTGATGGATTATTAGCGAGGTAATCAAGATATTCGTCTAGGTCTTTCCCAATGTGGGACAGGGCATCGTTCTGGTTTCCCAACGTGCCGACGAAATTAAAAACAGCTTCCTCGCCCATCCCCAGGATTTCCCCAAGGGTCTCTTCCCCAGTGACTTTCCGGAGTTCATCGGCGGCTTTCCCTAGTACCTCGGCGAATTCAGACGCCTTTTTAAGTTTGACTAGTCGAGCAGCCTGCTTACGAAGGTTACTTGGGTCTACGGCCGTGACAGTCAGCGCTCGCAGATATTTCTGCTCCTCCTGATTTTTCATCAGGTCAGGAAATCCTAAAATGCTTGCCGTCGACAAGAAGGAGGGGACGTCGGCTTTGCTGCCTGGGTCAGCTAACATTTTCTCCAGGACTCGATAATAGATCGAATTGTTCCCACACGAAAAGCAGTCGGGCGAAAGAACATCGGAGATTTCTACCCACGACTCGTGCCCACCTCTATACAAGGCTGCTAGGACGGCACGTTCGGCCGCTGGATCGCTGTTCATCGGCGCGGACTCCTCAGGCAAGAAGGGCAAACGATTCCCGAGTCTGTCTCCCGACGTATTGCTACGAGCGAGGATGCCACCATATGGAACTTATTGCACTTGGGGCAAGAGACTTCCACCGGCTTGTTGCCTGACGGTGGGCGACGAGTAGTAGGCTTAACTCCTTTGAGAAGCTTCCTATCAGAAGCAATATGCGACTTCTCCAAAGTCTTGTCGTCTACGAATTTATTGAGGAATTTAGGGTTGCCGCCAGCAATCGCTGGACCAGCGGGGACAATGGGCTTTTTGCGAGATTTTGCTTCCTGTGGAACTGGAGCCTCGCCAGCAGCCATCAAATTAGCAATGTCAGCCACGGAATTCCAATCTCCTTTAGCCATAGCTGTTGCCATTTTCGCCAATAACTCCTGACTCATGATTGTCTCCTTTTCGTCGCGGCCAGAGATGAGAACATATCCGCAATCTTTTCCAATCGCAAGGAAAGATAGTCGATCCTTTCCAAACGGCATGACAACGTAACTTCGTGCTTTTTCATTGACGTGGCATGATCATCCTCTTGAATAGCCAGAGACATACGTTCATCAGGTGATTGATAGCGATAGTTACCAGTCTTGCCTGCCACAGACTTAAGGATAGTCTCATTGCAATAGCGAATTTTGGCCCGCAGCTTGTTGGCCTGTTTGGCCAGGTGAAACGATAGGCAAGTCAACATAACCGCAGCTTCTCCGCACTCTTCGGCCGACATCATGTGTAGCTCTTCCTGGGGTAGTCCGACATATTTCATCGCCCCCTGCCCATCGGCTGGCATGACCGAACGCTCGAACTCATCTAAAGACTGATCAACCGTCATGCTTGTGTCAGACATCTCTCACCCCATTTTTTGAATTATGACTGCATTCGGACCAACCACAATTCGCTTTCCTCGTTGAAAGGCAACTCTACCAACTTGATGTCATTAAGAGTGCACCAGTCTCGTTTTTTCTGGTCGCGCTCCTTCGACTGCAAAAAACCCATTGCGGTATTATGAAAGTGCATAATGAATCGATAATGCTGCTCTCCATGGGCTTCTACAACAAGTTTTCTCAGAGGTAGATAAAAGTCGACGCGCAGCCCGTTAGATCCGGGAAGTCCAACTTCCTCCATGATGCGGTCTACCGGATAGACAGTTCTGAGGAACGCCCGTACGCGTGAGTGCAGTCCTGACCGAGCTGGGCCACCAGGCCCTTCATCTGAGCGGCCAGCAAATGACCATGTGTAGGTTCTCCCGTCTAAACCTTTGACTCTCATGATTTCAGCATCCCTGCAATTTCTGTCTCGAGAGCAACTACCCAAGCGGGATTTTCCTGCAGTAACCGATATAACTTTTCCGCCCCTTGAGTCTTGGTTTTCTTGATCGCCTCCTCGTTCCACTTGTCGACGCCAAGTAAGTCGAGATAGCGAGCCATAAAGTCCAAAGACATCCAAGCACCCGCTTTTCCGACCAAGCCGAGCTGGACGCCCAGATTGATGGCCTCGAACACGTTATCCACGCCAACCCCGTAACGGATGTAGGAATCGACTTCCATGCCTGGCGGCCCCAGAGCGCACGACTCGATCAACCAGTGAACCTGCTGGCCGATCTGTTTCTCGCTGCCAGCGGCCCCCACCTTCCACGGTCGGTCAAACTTAACCCGCATTTGGACATCAGCTTGATATTGAAGGGTACGACTACCTTTTTCAACAAATCCACCATATCCACTCTGAGACTGCGTCAAGTGCATTATCGCCCACACAATACAGTTGCGAATCGGAACCAGGTTAGCCGCTTGTCGGCAGAATCCAGCAAAGATCTTGTTTCCCGCCCCACGGTTCTCGTATCCAACCCCCTCATCCATTTCTTTTTCGTCGCACAATGCGGAAACTGAGTCAATTATAAT